TACAGGAATTTGCTGGTGACCTTATTTTTCTTGGCCCTGATGGGTTGCGGACAGTTGCAGGTACGGCAAGAATTGGTGACGTGGAGTTGGGTACTATAAGTGCTAATGTGCAGTCTCTTTTTAATCAAAACATTGCAGACTCTGCAAGCTTTGAAAGCTTGGTAATACCCGATAAAACGCAGTATCGTATATTTTTTAGTAAAGCAAACACAAACGAGACAATTACTAAAGGCGTCATCTGTGTAATGAAGGGTCAAAAGTTTGAGTTTGCAGAAATGCGTGGCATCAAACCTGCCTGTACTGACACTTTTGTGGACGATGGAAACGTAATTGTTTTGCACGGTGCAGACCAGTCGGGATATATCTACCGCCAAGAGTCCGGCAACGATTTTGATGGTGTTGCTGTTTTAGGAAAGTATCGCGGGCCTGACTTAACGTTTGGCGATGCGGGCATACGAAAGCACATGCAACGGGTTATTGTAAACTACAAGCCCGACTCTGCAATAGATGCAGACCTGTTTCTTCGTTACGACTACGAATCTGCAGACGCTCCTAGACCAGACGCTTACCCCTTAGATTCAGAAGATGTGGTAGCTATCTACGGTACGTCTGCGTACGGCACTCCTACTTACGGTGCTGTGTCAACGCCGTTATTTAGACAATCTGTAGAGGGTTCAGGATTTGCTGTAGCTTTGCGGGTAAACGACGGGGGAACTACCGCCCCATACTCTTTAAAAGGGTTCCAACTAGAATTTCAAACAGGAGCAAGACGTTAGATGGGTGCTACTTACACACGCCAATCGTCCTACACTGATGGCGATACCATTACTGCAGCACATACTAATGACGAGTTTAATCAGTTATTAGCCGCTTTTGTTGCCAGCACAGGACACACACACGACGGGACTACCGCAGAGGGTGGCCCTATTACCAAGTTGCTAGGCAACACACTCACGTTTGGTGCAGCTACGGCTGGCACAGACATTACAATCACATTTGATGGTGAGTCAAACGACGGTGTACTTAAATGGATGGAAGACGAAGACTACTTTGAGTTTTCAGATGACATACTTATTGCCACCACAGAAAAGTTGCAGTTCCGCGATACAGCTATCTATATCCACTCAAGTACAGACGGACAGCTTGATTTAGTTGCTGACTCTGAAATACAAATTGCTGCTACTACCATTGACATGAATGGTAATGTAGACATATCAGGTACACTGACAATCGGTGGTGCTGGCATCTCTGAAGCAGAACTAGAAATACTTGATGGTGCAACAGTCACCACAACCGAAATAAACATTATGGATGGTGACACATCCGCATCCGCTACGACTGTGGCAGATGCTGACCGTGTTGTATTCAACGATGCTGGAACTATGAAACAGGTGGCGGTCACTGACCTTGCTGCCTATTTTGATGACGAAATTACAGCAATGCCTAACCTAGTTACGACTGCTGCCACTACGGTTGGCGCACTTGACTCTGGTTCGATTACATCTGGCTTTGGTACAATTGATACAGGCTCATCCACCATTACAACTACAGGGCTTATCTCTGGTGGCTCCCTCGACATTGACGATGTACTTATCAACGGCACAACAATTGGTCACACAGACGATACAGACCTAATGACTGTTGCTAGTGGCTTACTGACTGTAGCTGGTGAAGTTTCTATGACTACACTAGACATAGGGGGTACAAATGTCACATCTACAGCCGCCGAACTTAACTACAGCGACACGGGTGCTGCTGTAGGCACAGTTGTAGCTAGTAAAGTAGTTACAGCAGATGCCAACAAAGATGTAGCCAGCTTCCGTAACATTACCTTAACAGGGGAGTTAGACGCAGGTTCGCTTGACGTATCAGGTGACGCAGACATAGATGGCACACTTGAAGCCGATGCTATTACCGTTAATGGCACAGCACTGAATACTGTTATTGCGGGTGTGACCGTTACTGACGCAACTAACTCTGCCCACGTATTAGTAACCGATAATGAAAGCACTGACGAAGAAAACCTTATTGCTTTTGTAGAGGATGCTACTTCTAGCACAGGTAATGTCGGACTAGAAATGGATGGTAATTTCAGTTACAATCCAAGTACGGGAACAGTTAGTGCTACAGTATTCAAGGGTAACATAGATGCAGTAGACGGAGACTTTGATGGTACTTTAGAGGCAGATGCTATTACTGTTGGCGGTACGGCATTAGCCACAGTTATTGCAGGAACAACAGTTACAGATGCAACAAATTCTGCTCACGTTCTAGTCACTGATAATGAAAGTACAAATGAAGAAAATCTTATTACTTTTGTAGAGGGGGCTACGTCAAGCACAGGAAATGTTGGCTTGGAGATGGATGGTAACTTGGCATACAACCCAAGTACAGGAACAGTTAGTGCTACAATATTTAAAGGTAACATAGACGCAGTAGATGGAGACTTTGATGGTACTCTTGAAGCTGATGCAATTACAGTAGATGGCACTGCACTAGATGCGTTTATTGGTAACACTCTTACTGCGTTTCCTACAGATACAGATGCTGCTTCTAGTGACCTGATAGCTGTATATGATGTAACTGCAAGCAGATGGGAAAAGCAAACTATAGCCAATGCTTCACTGGCAGGACCAACAGGCCCAACGGGACCAACAGGACCTGCTGGCTCTGCCGGACCAACTGGACCAGCCGGAGCCGCTGGTGACGACGGTAGCGATGGCTCTGCCGGACCAACTGGACCAGCAGGAAGTGCCGGACCAGCCGGACCAGCCGGGCCTACGGGACCAACTGGACCTACAGGTGGAACAGGACCTACGGGACCAACGGGTCCTGAAGGCCCAAATCCAAGTTCAGTAAGCGCGGTAGGTTCAACTGTTATGGGTTGGATTAATAATACTACTACTGCCGCAGGAACTAATAGAGCAGGTACAAGTATTTCCTACAGTAATGTGGATGGTGGTTATCAACAATCTATTGGCACAGGGACGTGGAGATGTCACGGCATGTCTCAATCAGGTGGTAAATCAGATGAAATTACATGCTGGCAGAGGGTAAGCTAATGAATATTACATATACAAATGCAAGAAATCCAGAGTGGGGAAATGCTGCTAAAAATATTATTAACATTGAAGTCAACTTTAGTCATTTAGCTGAAGAGTATGTTCCTTTTTCAGCTAACCCTTTGGATAGCATGTCATATGGCGTAGAAATTTATAATAAAGCAGTGGCTGGTGATTTTGGTACTATTGGTGATTACACACCACCAGCAAATATTACTGGTTCAGATGCAATGGCACAACTTAGAAAAGAACGTGACGCATTACTCGTAGATTCTGACTGGATGGTATTACCTGACCGCACATCAACTTCTGAGCAATTAGCGTATAGAACAGCATTACGTGACTTACCTGCAAATTATCCAAATTGTTACTTAACTTGGGACGCAGATAATGGTAAGTATATATGGGCAAGTGTTACTTGGCCTACTATATAATCACTTATCAAAGGTAATGTAAAATGCGAAATACATGGCAGATGTGGAGTGCCGGAATTTCTAATGAAATTCTTGAAAAGATAGAAAAGCAAGCAGAATCTGTAAATCAACAAAAGGCTAGTGTTTTTGCTGGGTCACAGAATATACCAGATATTCGCCGTTCTAACATTAAATGGCTAACAGGCAATAACTTTGTTTTAGATACACTTTGGTATTATGTACAACAAGCTAATAGAAATGCTTTTAATGTAGATGTCTGTAAAGTAGCTGATGTGCAATATACAGAGTATCATGCTTCCGAAAAAGGTCACTACGGATTACACCACGATATAAACTGGGAATCAGACAAAGCATTTGATAGAAAGTTATCAGTAACAGTACAGCTTTCTAGTCCAGATGAATACGAGGGTGGTGACTTTTCTTTTACTGAAGTAGAAAATCCGTCAACCCAATCAAGGGCTAAAGGAACTATATTAATATTTCCTAGCTATCTTTTACATAAAGTTACACCAGTTACTAAGGGAATAAGAAAATCTTTAGTTGCATGGTTTGAAGGCCCTAGATGGAGATAACTTTAGGTTAAATGAAAATGACAATAGAACCCGCAATGAAAACACAGATGGAACTTGAGGCACACGAAAAAGAGTGCGCTATCAGGTATGCCTCTGTGCAAGAAAAGCTAGAAGCGTTAGATAAGCGCATGTGGCGTCTGGAAGCAATGATAATGGGTAGCACAGTAATGGTAGTGGCTATGGTAGTTACAGTATTTATGGGAATGAATTGATATGACAGGTCTTCTAGCAGATACTAAAAATAAAATTTCTAGTGATGCCCAGCTACTTTCACAAGTGGGTGAAGTAGCAGCGGGTGAATCAACAGGCATACCCCAGCTTGAAGCCGTGTTACCAACCGTACAAACAGGAGAAATGCAAGATGCAGGACTCGCGCAAATAAGCGGCACTTCTCCCCAAGCCACAACAACTACA